GCACTCAACAATCCAGATCCACTGGACGTGCGCTTCAACTCACAGGTCATCAACAACGTTGAATATGTGACCGCCGAGGAATACCGTAAGGGCATGACCGAAGCGGCAGAACGCGGCAGGACTCTCACCTTGGCAGCCCTGCAGAACTCAGTTAAGACACGCAAGCGGGTGGGTATTGGCTGATGAGCACCTTCGCCTTCGTCAACTACGCCCGCTTCCTGGAGCAAGACGGCACCCCCACCATCTACGCGTACCAAAACTTCAGCATCAACCAAGAGCGGATTTATGCGGGCGTGACTTACGAGTTCGCCCCATTCGGCTACAGCCTTGGCGCTGGCAGTAAAGGCGGCGACCGCAGCGACTCAAGCTTGATCGCCGGCCTGGACCAGCTGACCGTCAACCTGTTTGCCGAGGCAGTCGAAAGCCGTTGGCTGCTGGAGATCAAAACAGTCAGCTTGGTGGCGGTCAACTTTGCGGACGACGTGCTGGTACGCACCGAGCTGTGGCGAATCTCTCAGTACGAGATGGACACCGAGCGCATCATCCTGAAGCTGTCCAGTCCTTTGGACGCCACCAAAGCCAACATCCCACGCAGGCGGCTAACCACAGGATTGGTCGGCGCCCTACCCACCACCGGCAGCCTGGTAATCAGCTGATGGACTGGAAGAAATGGATCGGCCTGCCCCACGAGTTCGGCGCTGACCCAGAGCTTGGTAAGGCAGCCGACTGCCTAGTAATGGTCTGGCACATCCTCGACGAAGCCGGCATCGAACACCCGGATTTCGACTACTACTGGCTGGAGCTAGCCAAGCAAAAACGCTGGCGTCAACTGGAGCGGATGTGGTCGGAAGCAACCACGCAGCTGGATGAGCCCGAGGAACACGCGGTGACGCTGTTTAGGAATGGTCCTGCAGGGCTAGGCGTCGGTATCGTTGTAGATGATGGACTGCTGCTGGTGCATCACAGACGTGGCGTTCATTGGGTGCCGCTGTCTTACATGCCCAATCTCCGTTTTTATAGGTTTCGCTGATGCTGCCATCTGATCGTTATCTGGCTGAAATGCTGGGGCTGACGGAAGAGCAGTACCAGTTTTTTGTAGCGGAAGTACGCAAGCGAGCAAGAGAACAGCCCGAGCCCGCAGTAGTTGCTGGCGTTGAAACAGTTATCGCCATCACACTGAGCGTGATCGGCATCGGCTTTCAAATTGCCGCGTCATTTCTAAAGCCTTCGCTGCCTGATACAGGCGATGGCCGACCAGCACAGCTTAAGGAACGCGCCCGTGGTGGCCGAGCACGTACAGAAAACGAACGATTCACACCGCGCTACGGCTTCGACAGCACCCAAGACATCACCACACTGGGCAGCATCATCCCGGTGGTCTACGCCTTGCGCGAAGTTGTCGGCAGCACCACCTACGGCGGCGTGCGCGTCAGCACCCCAATGCTGTGGTCCCAGATCTACAGCCTCGGTGGATCGCAACTGCTGCGTGCAATCTTCCTGGTAAGCGAAGGTCCGATCAGCACCGTGGATGCTGGCAACTTTGCCTCGGGCGGCAACACCCTTACCAGCTATGACTTTGGCGACTCCACTGCAAACCAAGTTGGCTCTCGCCTTGCGGTTTACGGCCGCTATGACGGCGGTCTAACCACAAGGATTGCCTCGGGCGACCAGATCTATGGCCGCAGCGCTTCAACAGATTTAGGCAACGCCCAAAATGGCGGCGGTGGCGATGTGTACCAGGTCTGGCGCAATGGTGCATGGCAGCCGGATTTCTGTTCTGCCACCCGGCCCGGCAACCAAACCACCTTTGGCGTTTACGCCTTCTGCGGCAACGACTTCGGGATGCGTACCAATCCCAGCTTCGTACCGCAAGTCCGAGCCCAGCTGATTCCCGAGGGCGACGAAGGCGACGCCAAGGTGAAGTGCGTCATTGACGATGCGGCATGGTCGCAGCGCCTTAAGGCTCGGGCATTCTTCGGTTCCCGCAGCGGCATCACATCCAGCGGTCTAAGCAGCGTTGGTGGCACCACCAGCTACACGCTGTTTTCCAGCAGCGACGAAAATACCGCTTTCAGCCGCGACATCAAAAATCTACAAAATCCTAGTGATTGGACCTTTGATGTTGAATCGGTTTCGGCAAAACAAGGCGCTGGAACTTTTGTCAAAGCAATCAATAATGGTTTTGCACAATACTACGACGATACTGACGACGAAGCGACAACTTTTACAAATAACTTGGTGGCCAGAATTAGCGCGTCTATTGTTGCCGGAAGTATTTCGGTAGATAGCAACGGCAAGGGTACTTTTCTTGCTGATATTGAATTTGATACCGGAACAGTAGGAGGCATTGATCTTGAAGATACCGATAACAACAATGAGAATTTGAACCAGTATCTCCAAACCTTAAAGGCACTTAAATTTAAGCTTAAGTGGACAAACCCTTTGACTGCCGATGACCCAGAGGATGATGTAGTTGTGCGTTATCCGCTGCAGATACTGGTAAAAACTAAGGTAAAACAGCAGTTTGACGCTGCTGGCGGGACAATCAGTGCCGGAACTTTTTCGCCGGTTGTTGATCCGGCCACTGGCTTTCTCACTGGTGGGAGCATTGTCGGAGGAGGCGGAACAATTACCGGCCTTAGCACCACTCAGACCTACGTACTGCCTAGGTTTAAGTTTAAAAAGACAGGAAGAATGGTAAGTAATAACGGAAAGCAAACACCACCGACAGCTATAACTGCACGGATAAGACTTAATTTCAACGCCAAAAAAGCCTATGTCGAAAAAGCAGAAGACATCGCTTCTACCGTATCCGGCCGTCAGAAAGCTTGGGACGACTCCCTGATCATCGGCGAGCTGTACAAGATCGGTTCCGGCCTTGCAATCTGCGACACCCGCAGCTCCGGCGTATTTATTTCGGAGGCAGACATCACTGGTGGCAGCGGCAACCCCATCACCGCCACCTTCAAGACAGTCCGCACTGGAACAGTCAACACCAACACCCAAACAAACATCGAAACCTCAGGTCTCGACTGGGTTAACACCGATTCCTCTTTGCGTGAGTGGCGCAATGTCGCCACAACCGATGGCCACATCCTGCGCTGCGCAATTGCCAGCATCTCCACCACACGCCCATGCCAGGCAGTGGAACTGGGTATCCGCTCTCGGCTTGGCATTCGTATTAACGGCCTGACCAATTTCCGCGAAGCGTTGAGCTACTCGGATTGCGACAACAGAGCGTGCTTGGATTACAAGAACGACATCGTGGAGCAGGGCAGCACACTGCAGACCGATGTTTACCAATCCAACATCCTGAGCGCACCTGTCGAGCGCTACAGCTTCTTTGCGATCTATTACCGCGAGGCCGGCTCAGCAGCAGCTTTCACCAAGCTCAGCAATGCCTACGGAGTGCGTGGGGCAACACAGCAAAACGTCTTCAACTATATCCAGCTGAGCATGCCCTCTGTGAAGCAGTGGGAGTTTCAGATCGAGCCTTACTCAGGATGGGAGATTCGCAACAACACCAGTCTCGGCACCCTGTACGTACTTGAAGCAAGCCTTGGCACTAGGCAAACAGTGTCCGAGGTTGGCGGCGTAACCGTAGTTTTCAATGGCGAGTCAGTCCCTCACTCTCCGGACACCTTCGCTATTCCTACGGGCCGGCGCCAGGCCAGCAAGGGCACCCTGACTTATCCCAGAACAGACAAGATCAACTTTCCTAACGGCGATTTTTCTTACATCGACACCTGGGGCAAGCTGGCCGAAGCCTTCATCTATGAAGAGATCCAATCCTCTGCAGCGTCCGGCCCCGAGCATGAGGTGGTCTACGTCAACGAGATCGTCCCCAACAGCCCGGCCCCGGTTTACGACAACTTGGCCCTGCTGGGCATCAACGTGCTGTCATCTGTGGAGTGGCAGCAGTTTGGCCAGTTCAGCTGCTACGTGACTGGCGGCAAGATCTGCCGGCGCCTGCGTGCCGGACTTACTCAAGGCCCAACGCACCTTTTCCCGGATGTGCTGCTGGATCTGATGACCAACACCACCTACGGCGCTGGCGATCTGATCAAGGACAGCATGATTGATCTACAGGCCTTCACCTCCGCCGCCGATTGGTGCAGCAGCCGGAACTACTTCTTTGATGGGGTGCAAGCTGATCGGGTCAACCTTCGCCAGTGGGCAGCGGACACCGCAGCCGCAAACCTGCTGATCTTTGGCGAAAGCGACGGCAAGTTCTACCTGCGCCCAGCCATCCAGTTCACAGCAGTGCCAATCAAGGGCCTTTTTACCGCCGGTAATATTGTCGAAGGCACCTTCAAGCTCCAATACTTGGAGCCCGAAGAGCGCGAGCCTATCCAAGTCTCGGTGCGCTACCGAGAGGAACGGGCCAGCAGCGACCCCACCAACCCCGGTATTTTCCCCACCGAGCGTGAAGTGCTGGTGCGTGAGGTTGCCCCATTCGGCAGCGACACCGATCCCGTCGAAGCACTGGATCTGTCGGACTATGTGACCAACCGGGATCAGGCAATCGACGCTGCCAAATACATCATCAGGATGCGCCGCATCCCCACCCATGTGATCAGCTTCCGCACAACCCACGAAGGCGCTTTGGCCAAGCTGGGACCAAGCGATTACATCCGCGTCGCAATGGACGAAACGCAGTACGACGAGTTCAACAACGGCGTGGTCACAGCAGAAGGCGCAGTGGTTAGCACCCAAACCCTGTTCGCGGGCACCTACGACGTAATCGCATGGGATGGAACTGAAGGCGTACCACCAGCGGATACGAGCCTGGTTATCAGCAGCGACGGGACCGCAACTCCTAGGGGCATCGTATTTACCGTGAAGAAGGCTGGCACTCAAGTCCGCACTTATCAGATCGAGCGAGTCACGCCTGATGAGGAAGGCACCTTTACTATTGAGGCAGTTCACATGCCCACAAATTCCTCGGGAGTCCTAAAGCTGGCCGAGGCGTTTGATGATGTTGGAAGTTGGGTGATTGAGTAATGCCAGTTGCATTCCCGAACATTGAGCCCACGAGCAGGAGCTTTGTAGCTCCGCGTTGGCCCACTACTGGACTAACCACGCAGTCCGGCGTAACCACTCGCCGGCTTTGGGGCAGCCGACCTAGCCAAGCGCAACTTCAACTGCAGTTCAATAACATTAGCGACGACAATGCAGCGGCAATTATCGACGCTTACAACGACGCAAAAGGCGCCATAACAGATCTAGTTTTGCCATCTGCAATCTTCAACGGCGCATCAACTAATCTGAAAGGATGGTTAGACACAACATCGACTGGGGCAGGAATGCTCTGGTTCTTCACTGAGGAACCGCCAACCGTCGAAAGCGTTGCGCCCAACCGTTCCAGCGTCAGGGTAAACCTTGTCGCTGAACTTAGACTGACCTAAACACAGCGGACCGATGGCCGTAAAGACCAGCGCCACGGCGCTCCTGAAATTCAAACTGGGTGGAGCCTCGACCTACACCACGATCGCCAAGGTGCGTGACGTGCGGTTGGACATCAACCGCGATGCACTGGAAACCACAGGCGTAGGTCAAACTGACCGCACCTACGCCTACGGCATCCGCAGCACCAGCGGCAGTGGCACGCTGCTTTACGACCCTGACGACACCGCCACAACTGATCTGATGCAGCAGATCTTGGAGGACAGCGAAACACTTTCCGGCCTCCAGCTGGTACTGAACAACGCCAGCAGCGAGGGAACAATTTCCGGCGATGTACTGATTACAACGGTTGGCCCGAGTGTCAGCGCTGGTGATCTGATCTCTGTACCAATCAGCTTTACGTTCTCCGGTAAGCCCACTGGCTCCTTCTGATGGCAATCCTCGGCAACGGCGGAATCCTCGAACTGAGCCGAGAGTGGCCGGAGCCGATGGCGCTTGCCCCTACAGCGCTAATTCACTCAACCACACCATCAAGAATCAATCTCGGTAACCCGGACTACTGGACTGGAGATCGAGTAATCCTTAATTTCCCAGGTGGATCTCCCTTCTCCCCCGGTAATCCAGGTGGAGCGGGCGTCTATTTTGGCAGCATCTATGTATTGAGTCAGGCTCGACTACACGTAACCGGACCCAACGCCAACTATTACCAAGCAGATAACACAGTCAACTTTTACGACACTGGGTCAGCCACAGAGTTTACCGATGGTTACATCAACGTAGACGCCCTCGGAAGAATAAGACTTTTTACATCAGAACTTGCCGCATACAATCTCGATACAGGCAGCGAACTCACACTGAGTGCGTTTTCAACAGTTAACTTTGTTGTGGCGCGTTATAGCAGCGATGCTTCGTACCTTGCCGGTATAAGCAGCGCAGGTCAAAGTATTTCAGGTATAGCTCTACCAAGCGACAATCAGTTGCTGGAGGATGTCATTCCAGTTCCGGCAGCAATCACTGCAATCTCTGAAGATCCAGACGGACGCGGTTGGTTGATACAAGCGGAACTCACTGAGTGGGTCTTGGATGTAGATGCAGCCAATCTCGACATGACAGCCATCGGTGAAACCTTTGGCGAGAACGTAAAAGCCTTGGTCCGCGGCGCTGGATCACTTGAATTTTTGGTGGATACCAACCTTGAAGAGGGCCAGCAGACCAGCACTGATCTACTTCGCCTGGTGCTTCTGACTGAGCGCAACACAAAGGCGAGCGCAAAATTCTATCTGTACAAAGACCGCAATCCAACAAGGCCGCAGATTGGTGACACTGCTTATTACAGCTGCGACCTCCTGCTTACCAATTCTCGATTGAATGTCCGGCCAACAGAAGTGCTGACAGGCTCAACGGACTTTGTTGTGAGCGGTGAAATAAACCTACGGTTGACGTAGGAAGCGTCGGTAGACTTCTGAAAGATAGTGACTGATGCGGCGTGGCCTCCCTTGAGCTTGCTGGTGCTGTTGGCGCCCTAGACAACATCAACGCCACGCAGGCAGAGTTCCGGGCGCAGATCGCCACGCTGAACGACCTGATGCGTCAGGTAGCCGGCGTCGCCAACGTGGCAGCCGGCGGAACCCAGCAAGTAGACCCGCTTACAGCACCGTTCACGCTGTACGTCAACCCATACACCGGCCAAGACACCTTCGCCGGCGGTAGCTACAACACCTACGAAGCACCGGGCGGCAGCACTGACGAAGAAATCATCGAGGCCAAGCTAAAGCGCCTGGATCAGCAGCGTCTTACCTGCGGCTTTAGTCCCCAGCGCCCGTTCAAGACGATCAACCGTGCG